GTTCTTCTCACGACGCATGTACGGAGGCAGTCCACGGGACATCGACTCCCCATCCTTGCACAAGGTGAAGAAGCCCTGAACACGACCGACCTCCACCCCACCCTGAAGGAAGGCTTCGATGTGCTTCAGTTCCTTCTCGTTACGAACCTCGATCAGCATGACGACTCGCATTGGTGTTCTCTCCGATTCGGGTCTAGACTCTAGAACCAGCCCAACGTGGACGGATCCTTGAGCCACAAGTGGATAATACCACGGGAAGAAAGATTGTCAAGTATCCCTGAAGGCTACAGATTGAACACTATGGTATATACCTAGGTATAGAGTCTAGAGTAACACCAGTATTCACTAGGTTCTTACTTCTACTACACCTATTACAGTCTAGTATCTAGACCTAATAGAAGGCTATATAAGGATACCCAGGGTAGAACCAAAGGTGTAACCTTGATGTCGTCGAACAGCGCCACGAACCGATGACAGTGAACATATTGGCTGATGGTCGTCGTGGTCGAACAGCGTCGGCTACTGATGACAGTGACTTTTCTTGGTGCGTCGTGTGATGGGTGGGCTGCATGAGGCATGAAAAAAAGGAAAGCCCCCAGGCACCATAGGTGCCCAGGGGCGAGAGGGTCTAGATTCTAGACTGGGGTTACTTGGCGCTCTTCGCGGCTTCCTTCTCGGCCCGATCATGCTCGGCCTGCAGTCGGTCGCAAGCCTCTTCCATCAGCGTGATGGCGACGAGGTAGTCGTTTCCGGCGGCATTCATGGCGGCACGGATGATGCGATTCAGGGCATCCCCATGCGACACTTCGGACTTCCCCGATGCACCACGGCAAGCCTTCAGGGACGGAGCGGCCTTGGCGTCGCCCCCTTGTGCAACATCGGCGGCTTCCTCAATGGCATCTTCGTCGCCCTTGGCCTTGGCCACAATGGTCCGCAGGCCTTCCATCGGGAACAGGTCCGCACGATCCTTCCCCAACACAGCGTAACCCGTGCCGATGTCCCGGAGGTAGTACGCCGTTGACTTGGGGATGTTGGCCCCGATCAGAGTCTTTGCCGCCCATTCGGGGAGGGACAAGCCGTACGCCGTGTGGACACCCGCCCGGTACGCTTCCCCGATGGCCATCGCGACGGTGCGGACCGCCTTGGTTGCGGCCTTGGCAGTCTTCACCACGGCGGCTTCGGCGGCTCGCTGCGCGTCGTTCAGAATGACGGCGGGCGCGGTCTCAGTCTTCTTTGCAGTCTGCATTGGTGTTCTCTCCGATTCTCGATCCGGCCCAGTCGAGCGGTCTAGGGTCTAGACCTGATTCCCGATGGGCATGGCCACATTGTCCCACAAGCCGGGCAGAATGCAAGGGCATTCGGAAGAATTCCGATGGGAATCATGCAGATTTATTTATGGGACATAAACGGGAAGGGAGACCCATACGCGCCCCCATTGTCGCGCTTCAGGTGTCCCGAAAGGTAACTCGTGTCTCCCCATTCGTGCATCCAAAGTCACGACAAAGGATACGCGACAAGATTGTCGGCTGTTACCGCGGGCTCACCAGCGGGCCCCCTATGGGGGGACAGCGGCGACGACAACTTGATCAAACCCTTTCACATTTTTTTGTCAAAACTACGGCCTCTCAGACGACCACCTCCGTGTGGGATTACCGTTACCCACATACCCGCATCCTTAGGCGGGATCTTGTTATTGGCCCAACCGCTCTAGAACTGGGGGCGGTAGATTAGATCAACGGGGCGGTCTACCCAGGGTTTGGCTTCTAAGGGCCCTAGGATGCCCTAGGATCGCTTCGGGACTTCTGGATGGCCTCGGAGTCATCCTCATCGCCCGGATCGCTCTCAGAGGATTCTACGGGCTGTCTGGGGAAGACGGTGTCTGTTAGGTGGGGGTTCTGTCCCATGATCTGTCCTAGGGATACCTCTAGTGTCCTGATCTGGCTTTCGGTGAGACCTAGGTCATGTACTTCATTCACCATCTCCAGTATCTCATGTACAAGTGTACTAGAGTACATTATACCGTCTAGGTCTTTAGACAGGTGTATTCTGGGACTTGGAAAGAAGAAGAACTCACCGAACTCATCTTGGTCCATCTTGGTGGCAACTACGGGGATCTCGTAGGGAAACCACTTGATGACCATGGGGAACTCACTTCTTGGCTCGATTGACCGATCTGTGGACAATCCGTAGATTCGAGGGTCTATTGTCCCTGGGATTCCCGTTCTTGTGGTCGATGTCCTTGTTGTCGCCCTTCTTGACCTTGCCCTGGCGGATCATCATTCTCCGCATCTTGTTCCGTGAAGCCCGGTCCTTCTTGTACTTCTCGGTCCCGTGGTACTTCCGGTACTCTTCCTTGTAGTCGCGGTCGGGCATTACTGGCCCTTCTTCTTGATCTTCATCTTGCCGTAGGTCGAGTAGGCGATCTTGTATGCCTTCTCGGGGGACATCCCCTCCTTCTTTTCGAGGGAGTGGGCAATCTGCTTGACCTTGGTGGGGACCTTTGCCATGTCTGTTCCTGAAAGTGGAAGTAAAAGGTTCAAATCTGCTACGGTAAGAAATATGTGTAGTTATTTCTTACACAAGTCCGGATAACATGTCGATTACCAAGCACGACATGACCAGTATCTGGCCTTGGTCTTGGGACCTGGGTTGTCGCAGTTGTGTCGGGCCCTGAAGTTCTTGCGACGGCCCGGTTCGTTCTTCCGGATCTTCATGTTGGGGTCGCCGAAGCGGACGATCTTGGTCTTCTCGCCGTCCTTGACGCACACGGCAGACTTCTTCGGTCCACCCGGGGTACGCCACGGCTTGTTCAGGGACTTGCCCTTGCAGGGTCCGTCAGCCACGCATGACCTCCAGGACATCGTCCGGAATGTTGTCTCTCAGTTCCCTCATGGCCCGTGCCAGTTCCCTGGCCTCGCCGATGGAGCCCTTGCTCCTTAGATGATCCTCGTACTTGATGATGACCTTGCAGGCACCCCGGAGCAGTTCGTTGGTCCACTCGTCTACATCCATGTCGTGCCTCCTGGTTTGCGACCGACGGCATGTTCCATGAACCGTTCCAGTTCCCTGTCCAGGACCTCTTCCTTGCGGATCATCATCTTCCGGTTGGCATCCTGGGCCATCTGCTCGACCCAGAAGCCCACGGCCATGCTGAGGACATCCAGACGGTCGTCGTAGGCCAGGGCTCCCTTGGCTCGGGTGATGCGGGACATCTGCCACATCAGGCTGTAGTGCAGGGCCTTCTCGGTGGCGTACTGCTTTGTCGATTCATAGTCGTCCCGGATGACCCCGATGTCGAAGACCAGACGGTGCTGGTTCATGACGGGTTCCAGGGTGTCGATGATCCGGCGTTCCTTCTGGATGTTGTGCCGCACTTCCTCGACGGTGCAGGGATACGACTTGTGCAGGTACGGCTTCAGGAGTTCCGAGAACATGCCATCACCAAAGTTCGACTCGATGATGATCCGGTTGACCGCCTGTCTCTTTGCCGTGGTTACCAGACGTTCCATGGTCTCTGCTGCATAGCCACCCTTCAGGCCCCCGGCAGCGGTCACGTACAGGAACCCATTCAGCATCTTGACCACGGCATACGAGGTCTCGTTGTCGCCACGACCCGAGGGGTCAATGGCCATGATGCCACCCTCATAGGGGATCCACTTGCCCTGGATGTCCATGGGCCCGTAGTAGCGATCCCCGTTGAAGCCGACGCAGGGGATGTCCTTGACCACGTTGGCCATGTTGGCCGCCCAGATGGGCTTCTCGGGGGCACTCTCGGGGTTCAGACCCAGCACGATCAGGTCGGACAACTTCAGCGGATACCTGTCTGCATCGCTGAGGGTCGAATCCAGCATGAACTGGAGCGCAAACCCGGTACGGCCATAGGCCGCCTCGCGCTCCATCAGGTCGATCACGTTGAATCGCCGGGGGTCCGTGGCCTCACCGGGAATGCCGTCATTCAGCATCGGGGCCAACTTGGACCCAAAGGCCGTCTTCAGGCGCTCTTCCGGGTAGCGGGCAGGCCAGATCCGGGTGTCGTACCCCTTCTCATGGAGACCGTGGTAGATCGACTGCTCCGTCTGGGGCGTTCCCAGGAACAGGATCTCCCCCTTGGGCTTCAGGACGGCCTCGAACTCGGCAATCGACCCCTGCAACTTCTCCCGCATCAGGAAGGTGGCAGAGTTGTTCAGGCTCTCAACGTCGTCCGCGATGATCAGGTCTGCACGGGAGCCCGTGATCTGGCTGGTGATGCCCTTGGAGACCACCGAAGGAGCCTGGGACGCAGGAGCAGGGCCGACATCGAAGGCGATCTTCGAGTTGCGCTGGTCGTCCCGGGGTTTCAGGTGCTGGCAGATCGGGATCTCGTTGATCAGCCTCAGGGTGAAGGTCGAGAAGTCATCCGCACGTTGCTTCGATGCCGAGACCACCAGGATGTTGATCTTGGGATCATGCAGCAGCCGAAACACAGCGTAAGCACTAGTGAGCCAACTCTTGCCCACCCCACGGAACGCCTGCACGACACGCCTGCGGGGACCCTTTTGCAGGTACTGGGCGATGTCAAGTTGGACAGGAGTCGGCTCCGGCAGCCCAAGGTGATCCCAGGCGAGGTAGACGAAGTTCCTGAAGTCCCGGAGTTTGCGCTCAAGGTCGTTCACGCGGCCTCTTCATCGAACGGCATGATCCGGGCCAGGTTCAGCATGGGCTGGCTGGCGGCAGGAGCGCAGTCGATCCCGTTGTCCTTCAGGAATTGACGGGCCACGTTCAGTTCGGTGGCACTGGCTTCGCCGCTGATGACCTTGTTCAGCAGTTCCTGGGCAAGGGCCGAGTGGATCTTCTCCAGCAGTTCCTTGTTCATCCCCAGATCCTCACGGGGTTGGCCGGAGCATCGATCAGGACAGGGGCCAAGGCCGCTTCCTGGTCGAACGTCAGTTCATGCCGCAGGCGCAGGTTCGCGTGCCAGCCCGGGATAGGGTTGCCGTCCGCGTCGTAGATCGTCCCGATGGCGTCGAACGAGGACTCGGTGGACGGCAGGGTGGGGATTCCGGCTTCCGCCATCGCCGCCATCACCGCCGTCTCGCTGTCGCCGCGCAGCCAGTAGTCGTGCATTCCGGGGCCGGGAGGGGGTGCGTCGATCATGCGTCCACCCATCCCTGCTGGTCTTCGTCCCAGACGTACGGGCCGTCAGTCGGCATCGGAACCGGGGGCACCCATTGGCAGGTCATCCCGTCCAGCGTCCACG